GCACCACCAATAGGGCTATTTAATACACCAAGTGCACCTGTAATCCAAGCCATATCAATCCCCTTTAATTAGAACTTGATCCACTTTGTCTGGATCGGTTTCATCTGTTGCGTGTATGCAATACCAAATAACATCGGTCAAGGCTTTTACGCCGTGATACATACCCGCTTTGATTTCAATGCAAGCTGGCGCTTCAATAATTTGGTTTTCACCAGCATTAGCCACAATAACTTTGCCACTTGCAATAATTGACAAGTGAGAATATTCGTGCATATGCTGTACTAGCGTTTCGCCAGCAGGAATATGCGTTTCTTTGGCATATAAACCATCAGAAAAATGATGAATAATCATGGGTTGTAATAAGGCACTTTGTACGGTTTTCCAGCAACCGTAATGTTGATGAATCCAACAGGATTAGCAGGCAATGTCGCGCTTCCCGCTGTCGCTGTTGATGCACTTGACCAATTAAGCAAATTTAAAAACCATTGTTGCCATGCCCTAGACGGTCGATTAGTCGTTTTGTCCAAGAACTCAGCTTGCGGATACGGTTGGGTTTGTGGGTTGTAAAGCATCAGTTGTCACCCGCACTGGCTTTAAGATTAGCTGACACAATCACGGAATTGATTGGATCAGTAATCACAACCTCATAAACACGATCTCTTGCCATACCCAAACGCCTCCAAATTGCACGGTTTTTATATTTGCCAATTTGACCGATTGAGACCCAGTATTCACGCGACCATGTTGAGCCGCCATCGTTAGACCAGCGTAACATTGCCTGTGGATAAGCTGTCGTGTCGCTTGTGTTAATTTTAGAACCACTTCCGATAACAAATATATCGGTTGCGCCAATAATTAAACTTTTTGTTGCTCCTATTATATAAGGATCAATCAAATATGTGGTAGGAAAATTAACAGATAAACCTGTTGTTCCCACACCTGGCTGAAATTGAATCTGCAATTCATCAAAAAACTGCCTTTGCAAATCAGCCACCAAATGCGGTGCTCTGCGTAATCGCCTAATTGTTTGACCGTCATCAGTGTAATTTTCTTTGTCTAATTCGTAGATTTTGCCGTTTGCATAGTCACCACACAGCACCAGACCTTGAAAAACCGCTGAACAATTGCCACGATGCCGACCGTAAACATTATCATTGGTTACATAAAGCCATTTATGCCACATTGTGGTCGTAGCGTCATAAACCCATGTCAGGTTTAACGTAGGGAATGAAATAACATAACATTCATGGCCTTCTAGCTGATAAGTCCAAGACACAGCGTCATCAATGTATTGATTTACAAGGGTATTTTCCACTGCATGAGTAGATATTCTTTTAGGAATATAACCTTCCATTTGCACAATCATGCCCTGACCACGGCTGTTTCTGGATAAATATGCAAAAGAATTACCCAATCTGGACACAGAAAACACAGCAGCAATGCCGTGCTGAGTAGAAGTGCCAGGTATTCTTTGGAATGGAAATGGCGTTGATCCTACATCCACCCATACCTCTGACGATGTTTCGCCTAGAAGATAAATTTCCCTGTGGTCAGCAATCAATGAAACCAAGTTGTCAGGTGATCCGTCTTTAGATGCAAATGACAAACTTGGTGAAATAGGGCTTAATGGATCAGATGCACCATATTGTTGCGTGTTAGGGCGGTTGTAAATAAAATAATTGTCAACAATATCAACGGTATTACCACCGCTAAAAGCACCGTCAGTATTAGGAATTTGCGTAAAATTCAACGCATACATGGATTCAGAGCTAATTTGCTGAGAATTGCTGACCGTATATGTGCCAACACCGCCCGAACCTGTGCCAAATGCCGTAATCATGGTGTTGGCTGAAATGCTTGCGCCTTGAATTGTTTGACCAAGGTACAAAGTGCCAGAACTAACCGCCGTTACATTTAGCGTAGTTGGTGCGTATTTATACGTCAACCCTGTTGGTGTACCCGCAGTGGTGGTAATTGCCGTGCCGCCAGAAGTAGCTGACAACGTGAAAGTGGTTGAGCCATTGGTGGCAATAATGTAATAAGTGGTTGGATTGGTATAACCAGTGATTGAGCCTGTGCCGCCAAATGTGCCGCTAATAGTAAGGGATTGACCGACAGCCAACGCAAACGGCGCAGCAGTGCATGAAAACTGTCCAGCTATGCCTGTAATAGCCACGCCAGTTAAAGTGCCGCCTATGGTTGCTGTAATAATTGCGCCAGCAGAAACGCTAGACATAGATTCACTAAAAACTGTTTGTGAAGTGCTAATTGTGTAATTACCAATGCCGCCAGAACCTGTGCCAAATGCCGTTATAACAGTCTCATTTGCTACACCCAAGCCAAAAATCTGTTGCCCCACCGCTAATGTGCCACTTTGCACAGACGTCACAGTTAGGGTTGTGCTAGACATTGAGCCGTTAAAGGTAGCTGTTGCTGGTGTGGAAATTCTCCATGTATATCGATATGCGCCATCAACGATATAGACATTTATTCCGTTATCAACTATGCCAACTCTGCCAGTTGATGTATTTAAATATCCCACAATGGTAGGGGTAAAATTGGATGTAAGCACATAAACATATGCGCCACAAACCACCACCATTTGAGCACCGCCAGAGACTGTACGCATACCGCGAACTTCTGCGGAATTAAGATTCACTTTTGTTGTCAGTCCAGGCGTAGGGTACAAAGCCACCACACCTCGAGTGCCAGGTTCTTTTAATGGATCAATTTCTGGATAAAAATTAATACATTCCTGCGCATCTTGGTAAATGCTAGGCGCTTCGTAACTTGGTCCAACAAATCCAAAATCTGGCATTTTTTATCCTTATCTAGCGAAACCGCCCGACAAAATCCAACCAGCATCTTTAGCTTTACCAACCAACAGAGAATCAGGATACCTAGAAGTTTGTACAGGTCGCATATTGGTGCGCTTAATCGTAGCCTTGGCCTGTGCCGCAAAGCCTTGAATCATTGCTATTTGCACTTGGCTATTCTTGCCGTACATAGGCATCAACCGTTCAGCCAAACACCATCTAGCTGCCATTGCATAAGCCTGTGGCAAAACAATCGTGTCATTGATTGAGTCGTATCTGCGGAAAATCGTGTCCGCAAACAAGTGCATCTCGCCCTGACTTGGGTTAGGCCAAACAAAAATATTGCCCAATGTCTCAGTTGGTTGGTAATACAAGGCTTTAGGCCAAGGACCAGACAGCGTTTTCAATCCGATCATTTCGTAATCTTCTACCGCCAATATTGCTACAGGGTAATCTAAACCACCATTAACAATAGGAGTACCATTTGAATTAGTATTGATACGAACAAAAGCAGAACTGATAACAAGGGGTCGCTGGTAATAGGCGCTGATTGTTGTTGATGCGGATGTTTGGGAAATGTTGACTGTGTACGTTCCGACTTCATTAACATTACCTCCCGCGCCTGTGGCAAAGCCTGTGATAGTTGTTCCTGATACAACACCAGAACCACTTAGGGTTTGACCCAAAGCAATTGCGCCTGAGTTAATAGAAGTGATAGTCAAAATGTTGCCAGATATACTTCCAACAAAGTTTGCGCCTATTTGCCCGCCTGGTCCAATTGTGTATTGCGTCTGGCCTGGCGTAATTGGAAATACGATTTCGGTCTTATAAAAAACCATCATATCTTCATTTGACCACTGATCAAGCATATCGTTCAGCATATCAAACGCATCTTGTGATGCTTCTGGCGTAGGTGTTTCACCAGCTTCTAACGCGCCAATATCTTTTAGTGCTCTGCTAATAATGTCAATTGGTTGTGCCATTTTTGTTCCTTAAATGTTTGGTGTAAAGACTTTTGGCAACCAAGGTGGATGAGCTGTTACTGGTTTGCTTTGGGTTAATTGTTTTTGTAAGTTTTCTTTAATTAATCCCTTACTAGCAGTATCTATCCATTCAGCAATCATTTCTTCAGTTACTTGGTCAAACTCAACATTCATTTTTGGTTCGTCAAATATCCAAGTACCCTCAGTTTCTACTGATAGGTCATCTTCATAAGCCGTACACAAATATTTAGCTTGCGTAATTAAGCCATCGGCAGCGTAAATATCGGTGATTTTCCAAACGTAATTCATTGTTGTTCTTGCTGTTGTTCTTGCTGTTGCTGTGCCACTGCCGCATCGTAAGCCGCTTGTTCTTCAGCGGTGTACTCAACTTGAGTGACTTCACCTGTTTCTACGTTAACTACGATTCTGTGTGTCATGATGTTTACTCGTAAAAAATATTAACTGTTCCAGCGTCAAAAGTGTCAGTGCCACCTGCTGTGGTAATTCTTACAGCAGTAAGAGCCGCACCAAGAGCAATTGAGCCATTTGTAAATGATGTAAGTGCCGTTCCTGTTGTTTGACCTACGCTACCTGATCCAATCCAAATATTTCCTGTAATGTTTGTAAAAACAACTATTCCACTTAACGTATCTGCCGCAAGTACAAGATTATAAAAATTAAATCCATTTGTATAGGCTAAAGTTCCAACGCTACCAGCTATAAAACTAGAATTTGTAACATAACCAGTAGTCGTAAAAGTTGTTGAACCAGTTCCAAGTTGCAATATTTTTTGACTTGTTCCACTTGTAGATACACCTTGAAACTGTACAGTAATACGCTTCACCCATGATGGGATAGAAGTGAAGTCAATGCTTGTACCACTGGTAGATGCCACAGCAGTACCAGAGGTAATACCCAGTATTGCACCTGAGTTGATTGTTACGCTGTTTGAACCATCAATTACTGTACTCATGCCCATGTCCCCACGTTAGTCGCTGCGCCAGATGCGGAAAGCGGATTGATTCGGATGTAGCTACCAGCGGCTGTTGAGTAAGCCCCGCCCGGTGCGGCTGACAATGTGTACTGCGGAATGAATGTACCGCCAGCGTTGATTGACACTGTGCCTTTTGCTATGAAATAGTTTGTGTTGTTGCCAGAAATAGTCGTGGTTATTACTGTTGCAGAAGTGGAGTTTGCAACAAATGACCCAGCATTATTAGACTGGCCTGATGGTGTCGATGATGAAAGCTGGTTGGTGTAGCCTTGGTACAAAATATTATTGACGGTCGCTGTCCCACCAAAACCCAAAGCAATGGTGTGCGATGTTGATCCTGCGCTTCTGCTTAAATCAACAACAATCTCAAACTCATACACAGTGCTTGCTGATAGCGTTACGCCAACATTAAACAAGGTTTGTGCGCCAGTTGCATTTGACCCAACATAGTCAGAATTCAATCTATAATACTGCTGAGTCGGAACAATGCCTCGCTGTGTGCCGATAGGTGTACCCGTAAAGATGGGGCTTGAGTATTCAATGTTGCCAACGGCTGGCGTACCAATCAGCGTGTCAGAAGTTAAAACAAGTATTGACATGATTAAGTTCCTGAAGTTGAAGCCAACAAATAATATGTTGTTCCGCCGATATTAATGGCAATTTTGTTTGTCACAGTACTTAAAACCGAAGCAGAAACAACAGTTGAAGCTAAAATATTTCCAGTTGCCGCTGGTAATGTCAATGTGTTTGACCCCGCAACAGCAGGGGCGGCAAGTGTTACCTGTCCGCTAGTGTCTCCTGATATAACAACTGAACTCATGTGATTCCTCCTAAATCGTATCTAATTTTTATAGTCATAAAACAACCCAACGTGAACCCGTTGGAACAGTGACTGTTTGACCTGATGCAACCGTGATCGGACCTGTGGACATTGCGTTATTACCCGCTGTGATTGTATAACTTGCGGTCACAGTTTTACCATTTTCATAGAACACAGCATCACTTCCCGCGCCTGTTGCACCACCCAAAGAAGTCCAAGAAGCACCGTTATAACCCTCATATTTTGACAAACTGCTGTTAAATCTTATTTTTCCAGTTGCCGCAGATGGGCGTTGAACAGTTGTTCCAACAGAAATTTGGGTAGCCCCAGTCGATGCAAATGAAGAATCTGCCGTAGACGCAAACATAGCACTAGCAGTAAGGTTTGTGCCATCAAAAGTTAAAGCAGAAGAGTTTTGTAATACCCCGCCTGTACCAACATACGGAACTTGTCCCGCAGTTAAAGCTGACGAACTCCACGCCAAATTACCAGATGCTGCTGGCACATTTAAAGTGTAAGTTCCAGCAGTGTTTGGGCCAAGAAAATTAACCTGACCACCTAAAACCGCTTGAAAGACTAAGGTACTCATTGTCTATCCTTTAAAAAAACGCAAGAAAGTTGCCATTACTTGTAACTGCATCTGCGGTAAGGTAAATAAATAAAACCCATCCACCACCACCAGCACCACTTCCAGAAGTTCCAGCACCACCAGCACCAGGCCCAGGTGTGCCATTAAATCCGCCGCCAGGACCGCCGCCAATAGTTACATCACCAACGCCAGTGGTTGCATTAGAATAAAGAACGTAAAGACCACCATTATTAGCAGAACTATTTAAACCAGTTGCGCCATAACCACCGCCGCCGCCTCCTGCACCATTACCACCAGTGCCACCAGCAGTACCATTTGGCGAACCAGAAGTACCCCCCGATCCTCCACTTGCACTTCCATTTCCACCAGTAGCACCTGAGCCGCCAGCCGAAGAAGTTCCGCTGCCAGAAGAACCACCGCCACCAGTGCCACCGCCACCGCCATGACCTCTATTTGTATTAGTGTTCCAAGCATCACCAGCGTTAGAGCCAGCACCAGCAGGTGAGCCAGCACCGCCACCACCACCAGCATTATTTCTTGAACTAGTGCTTCCATTGCCTCCATTACCACCACCAAATTGAACATCATATGTATAAATAGTAGTACCAGCACCAAGACCGCCAGTAGATCCAAAACCAGATGAACCAGTACCAGTCCCTACACCTTGAGTTTTTCCAGCAGGAAAGCCAGGGCTACCAATTTTAATACACGAGCCATAACCGTTGTTTTGTGCGGGACTATCTATAGTGTAATAAATGGTTGTTACACCAGCAACAATTGGTACTGTTATTGAACTGCCAAGAGTTTTAGCATATCCACCACCTCCGCCACCAGCATATCTATTTGCTGTGGCAGTGCTAGTTACACCATTTCCACCATAACCTAATGCTTCTAATGAAACCAGTGAACCAAAATCGGCAGGGGTTATAAAACTTGAATTAACAGACGATGGTGAATTATAAAAAATATATTTAGTTACAGCCATGATTAAGCCTGTGTAGTTACTGCAATAACATCCCAACGAGTGTTATTGGCGTTATAAATACAACCAACATAAGTCGTTTTATTTACCACTGTCGTTGTTGGCAAGGTAACTCCAATTACAGTGTATGTGGCATTCCAAGTTAATGCTCTAGCTGTTCCGTTATCAAGAATTCGGAATATCAATTTATTTCCATCAACAGGTGTTCCTGTCGGCGCATTAATAGTTAACGCAGTTGTTAAACCAGTAATAGCATAAACATCATATGAACTAAAGTCTGGTGTTAATGGGCTGGTTGGGCTGGCGGCACTTGAAACTCTTGGGTTTATACGTTTGCTTGTCAGTGTTTCAGTACCAGCTAATGTAGCTAATGTTCCACTTGTTGGCAAAGTTATAGCGGTTGTTCCAGAAACAGTTAGTGTTGTTCCAAAAGCCCCAGAAATTGTAAGCGTGCTTGATGCGTTATTTGCAACACCTGTACCGCCTTGTGCAGGAGTAACTGCCGCATTGCTAGTTAATATAGTTGCCGTTGCGTCTGGAAGTGTAAAAGTTCTTTCTGCTGTGGTTGGACCAGAAAACTTGGTAAATCCATTGCCAGTACCACCATAAGTAGACGCAATAATCTGAGTCAGTGCGGCAGAGCCATCAAAGTTGTTGCCGTATATTGCTCTAGCCGTTGTTAATGTAGCGGCTGAACCTGTTGTATTTTGATTTAGTGTTCCTATTGCTGTATTAGTAACGCTTGTAACTTGTCCTTGTGCATTTGTAACAAAAACAGGTATTTGCGTGGAAGTACCATAAGTTCCCGCTGTTCCAGTATTAGTAATTGAAAACTGGTTTGTTGTAAGGGATAAACCTGTACCAGCAGTGTAGGTTTGAACCGCCGCAAACTGGATAAATGTAATGCTGGTTGTACCAACAGTTATTGGCAATAATGTCTGCTGCACCCACGATGTATTTGCATTGGTTGTTCCAGCCAATATAAGCAATAAATCGCCCGCATCAATTTCATTTGTGCCTGTGCCGCTTGTGTCGTAATCTGTTGCACGGGTCAACACATATGCAACACTTGCTGTACCCGCTGTTGTTAATGTATAAACTCCATTAAATGCGGCGCTTGGTGTGGTGTTATTTGTATATGCGCCAGTTTCATTCTTTATTAAAATTCGCTTGCCAACATCTCCAGATGTAAATGTATATCCATCAATCGTTAATGTTCCAACCGCATTAGCAGTTATTGTTGCGCCAACCCCACTTGTGCCATTGTTGTATGTGTAAGCCGCAGATAACGCCGCTGTTGTTGCATAGTTACAAGCCGCATGAAAGTTAATTCCAGTAGCAATTGAATCAGCATATGACTTATTAACAATGTCTGAGCTTGAGCTTGGCGCTGTGGATATAGTGCCAGTTGTCAAAGTAACAGATGTAATATCTGTATTTGCACCACTTTGAGCGGCACTTAGATTTGATCTAGCACTTGCGGCAGATGTAGCACCAGTACCGCCATTTGCAATCGCAACAGTTCCAGTGACGTTAGCCGCATTACCAGAAATGTTTCCGCTGACTTGTGAGCCAGGTAAGCTTAATGAGCTAAGAGTTGTTAGCGTACTATTGCTAGATGCCGTGATATTACTAGCTGTTCCTGTGGTATTTTGATTAAATGTTGGCCAAGTAAAAGTTCCAGTAGAAAAATCACCAGATTGAGGTGTGCCCAAAATAGGAGTAATAAAACTTGGTGATGTAGCCAACGCTATTACAGTACCACTTCCTGTAGTTGAATATGACGTTCCCCAAGCAGATCCAGTGGAATTAGCAATACCAGCAGCAGGATAAACCATACCACTTCCACCACCAGTAGAATTAATAGTAATAGCTGTTGAACCATCATAGGTAGTGCCAGAACTAAACGTGATATTTGTGCCTGCGGTCAACGCATACTGCACTTTTCCAGCGGTCAAAGATGTAGCCGTGCCTGTCAAACTTGCACCAGAACCGTTAAATCCTGTGGCAGTCAATATTCCGCTAGATGGCTGAAACTGTAACTTAGTAGAACTAACAGTAATAGGCAAATTACCTGTGCTATTACTTAAAATAGATGGATACCAAGTTGCAGTTGAGCTGGTATTGTCAGTCACCGCCACATTTGTAGCATTTGTCGCCGTAGTAGCCGTGCTTGCTGATCCCGCTGAACCATCAATGTTTGTACCTGTCAAACTAATAGACGCTGATGATCGATTCAGAGCTACTGCGGTTGTTCCAATATATACCGTTGAATTACCTAATACCGCACTAGGAATAGTCCCAGATAAATTACCAGCGGTCAAGCTAGTCAAACTTGCGCCCGATCCACTAAAGCCAGTAGCCGTTAAAACGCCCGTGGATGGTACATATTGCAGTTTGGTGGATGACACATAT